GCATTCATGCCTATGTGTATAATAACAAGCGCCATCCTGTTGGCGTACTCGCGGCTACGCCCTCTACGGCCAAGCCTACCGAGGTAATCATCGGTTGGTCCAAGTGCAATCACAGCGCTGGCGACCGATTTAACAAGCAGATGGGAGTGAAGATTGCTTATGAGCGATCGGCTCAGCAATCGTATGCTGACATACCTGATTCGATGAACGAGCAGTACTACCAGTTCCTGGATCGTGCTCGCCGTTACTTTAACGACAAGAACGTAATTGGATAAAATCATGGCTAAGAAGAACAAACGAGATGACGCAATGCCGGTCGATCTGTTCGAGCGCGAGTACCGTCAAGAGATCGAATGGCAGACCGAAGTCCTTCTGGGCGACGGTGAGTTCAAGGAGTCTGAGTACGACGAGGCGTATGAGCGCGCTGTCGAGCTCGTTGCTGAGGACAAGGGCATTACCCTTTTGTAAGAAAAGACTTGCAAGTTAATCCAAAAGTTACATAATCATATCTGTAAATTAAATACTATGCGTACCGTAATTAAGAACATCAATGCGTCTCATCCCTTGAAGAACATCACTCGTCGTGATAAGAGCTTCCACGGGTGGGAGTTTCAGAAGAACGTTAACAACCGCAAGACGTCGGTTCTGTTCAAGGACAGCGAGTACGGAGATAATCCGGCTTTGAGTCTTGCTGCTGCGGTCGTCTTCCGAGATGGCTTTAACAACAAGCCGTCCAAGAAGGTCTACAACCATATGGGTGTGCTGACCTCTCGCGAGTTCCAGCGCATGTTCGCCTGATACTAACATTACGTTCCTGTGGGGATTCAAACCCCCGCAGGGATTCAAACACACCGATTTATATTTTAACAAAGTTACAAAAAAAGCTGGAATTAATACAAAAAGTATCCATAATAAAGGAGTAATAAATTAAACAACATGAACACGGACAATACCGCAATTAACATCAACAAGAACACTCAGACCCCTGAGGCTAAGGCTAAGCGTGCTGCTACCGTCGCTACCAAGCGCGAGCAGAAGGCTTCGGAGCGTGGCTACACTCTTCCGCTGGTTCTGACCTGCAAGGTGACCGGCAAGAGCGTCAAGTACACCTCTGCGGCCTACATCGAGAAGACCATCGCCAAGTACGGCTCTCTGGAGAACCTCCAGAAGAACTACGTCAGCCGCGAGGGTAAGCGTACCTCGAAGGCCTGAGTGCCACGGGGCCCTTAACTGGGCCCCTTTACTTTGCCGTGCTAGCCGGCTGCTGCTAGCTTTTCATCAGTCAACACCTCAGGCTCACAAGGCTTGAGGTGTTCGACTTTGTGCTTGACTTCCCACCTCAAAGTCACTATCATTGTCCCTTACCCTCGTACCTCATCGTAGTTCGTCACGGTCAACCGGGTGCGATTGGCACCGCAGCCACTCTCCAGCCAGTCCTTGAGGTAGTTCCCTTATTATGAGGGCTTTATTTTTAAAGGGCAAGCTTAAAAGGGTAAGGAAGGTAACTTTTTTAATTGAAGTTAAAGTGAGAGAATGTATTATGTTAGTTGATGAAAATTAATTATGTTTATTGGGAGGTTGGTTTTGATGGGATTGTTAATGTGATGAGGAATAGTTTGGTGGTTGAGAAGTTTAATGTGGGGTGTTGTATGGAGAGGTTTTTTGAGGATAATGATTTTAGTTGGAGTGAGAATGAAGATGGGTTTAAGTGGAATGAAGATGGAGGGAGTTGTTTTGTGGTTGAAGGGGTTGATGGGAGTATGAGGTGGGTTTATTGGAAGGATTAGTTTTGTTAATGAGTGAGAGAGATTGAAGATTTTAATTGAAGTTAATGATGAAAGGAGTATTATGTTTGTGATGAATAAAAAATATAAAGTTGTAAATGTTTATAGTGGGTATGGTGAGATGGATTTTAATGGATTTGATGTTGTTGAAGGTAATAGTTTGAAGGATGTTTGTATTAAGTTGTTGGAGGAGAAGAAGAAGAGATTTGAGGAGGATATGAGTTATTTTGAAGAGTTTGTAAATTGTTGGGGTGTAGAAGGTAAGATTGGAAGTGTTGGTGATGGGGAGGAAGGTTATGATTTAGTTTTTGAAGAGGGGAGTGAGTGGTATGAGAAGATTGATAAGAGTGATGATTGGAGTGATGAAGAGTGGAATGAGTGGATGAAGTTGAATTGTGAAGGGTTGAAGTTTGAAGTAGATGGAAAGATTTGAGTTGTAATTTTAATTGAAAGGAGTATGATTAAGGTGATGAAAATTAAAGTTATTAAGTTAAGTGTTGGTGGTTGTAATAGTGAGATTGTTTGGTTTGATGAGGAGTATTTGGTAGATGAGAGTGAGTTTAGTTTTAAGATGAAGGAGAAGGAGGAGGAAGGTGGAGGTAATGAAGGTTGTAGGTTTTGGTTTATTAGAGAAGATAGTGAGTATTTTAAGTTGGATGGAGAGGAGTTTGTTGATAAGAAGTTGGATTGTGAGTTGAGTGAGAAGTATGATTATGTTTGTAGGTTGGATGATTATTGGGATGAAGTGAATGAGAAGTTTGGAGTGAAGGAAGATGGGTATGAGGAGGAGTGTGATTTAGAAGAGGTTGAGAAGGAGTGATTTTTTAGTTGATTTTTTAAGAAATTTTAAGTATTATTATTGTGATGAAAAATAAAGAAATTGTTAAGAATATTAGAAAGATATGGAGAGAAGAGTTGAAGGATTGTAAGTTATGGATGGAGTTTAGTTATAATGATAAGAGAAGTTATGGTAGAAGGTTGAAGTTGGTTTGTAGTGTAATTGGTATGGGGTATTATGAGAATATGGAGTTGAGAGATAGGGTGATTAAGAAGGTTAGAAGTTATGTGAAGGATAATAATATTGGTGGAGTGAGTGTGGATGGTTGGATGGGTGGGTATGAAGTAGTAGTGTTTTTTAATAGAGGGGATGAAGTGAAGGATTATAATTTTATTAAGTAATTTTAATAGGGGGAATTAATTATTTTAATTCCCTTTTTTTATTTAAAAAAAAGCTTGCAAAATTAATTAAAAGTTACATCATCTTATCTGATGAAAATTAAATTAACTGCTGAGCAAAAAGCTAAAATGGAAGCTATTTTTAAAAATATGAATGAGCTTTCTGAAGATAAAAATTTTATGAAAGCTTTAAAATATGTTGAAAATAATTTCGATAAAGCTGCTAATGATAAAAATAATATCGAAAAAGATGTTTATAATTTAGGTAACTTTATAGAGAATATTATCGATTCTGCTAAATGTAATTTTAATTATTATAATATTTAAATTAGAAAATAAATCTTATAGAAGCCATTAGCCAAACTAATGGCTTTTTTTATTGCAAGTTGCCGTAAAAGTTACATCATTATTGTTGATGAAAATTATTAAAGAGCAAATTATTACGCAAGTCGGCAAGATTAAGCTGCATGATCTAGTTGGGGGCGAGCTAGTTGTTGGCTTTTCTGAAGATGGCATGCAAGTTTATACGCGAGAAGTTGGTGAAGAGGGCAGCAGCATTCCCTATAAAGAAGCTCTAGAAATGCTCGAATAAGATTTTTAATAAGGCCATTAGCATTCTAATGGCCTTTTTTCTTGCATACTACCCTAAAAGTTACATCATCATCTGCGTAATGAACTACAGCACCCTTACCCCCGAGCTCAGTGCTCTCTGCAGATCTGCTATGATTGAAGAGGAGCCTTTTGAGCTGCAAGAGCAGCCTACCTTTGGAACGACCTTTGAAGAGGAAAAGATCCTAGCTGAAGAAGAATATGCTTTGATGCTTGCACAATACGTCTTTAGCCTGTAACATATCTGAACAATGAAAGACTTCTATCAAATGGTTGGGTACGTTCTGACGATCTTGTGTATCGTCTTCCTCATCAGTCTGCTCCTGAGCCTTCCAGTAATGTGGCTCTGGAATAGCACTCTGCCTGATCTGTTCAGCTTCAAGCACATCGATTGGTGGACGGCTTGGAAGCTCTCCATGCTGTGTGGGTTCCTGTTCGGGACGTCCGTACGCTCTGCAAATAAGTCTTGACCTCTCACAAATAAGTTACATACTGTCTTACGATGAATGACGAAATCGAAGTCCAAGAAGAAGCAAAGAAGCCGTTCGTGCTGGTCGATCCAACCCCTCTTCAGCTCCAGCTCATTGAGTCTGCTCGAGAGATGGGCCTGGACGTGGAATGGTACAAAGAGCACATCCTGACCGATCCGATCTGTCTGAACGGACTTCAATTGGTTGAAGATTAAGCTTGCCAACTAGCATAAGGTAGCCATACTGTACTCATGATGAACAACAAATGGAAAGAGTGCTTCGAGCTGTTTCATATTCTGGCGCCTGACTTTCAACATGTCATGCGCAAGTGTGCTGCTGATCGTCTGATCGAGCGTGGATGTGAGGAGGTGGGCTCTTCTGATGTCAATCACGAGCTCTTTCATATGTGGACTGCTGCAGGAGAGTTCTGGCACCAGGCCATCATCAATGAGGTCAATCGCAGTTAAGAGTTGCCATCTCGATCAATCCATCCATACTGTACTACATCATGACGACCATCGCACCTAACAAAGTAGTCCTGACCTGCACCATCTCCGGCAAGACCGTCACCTGGACCAATCGTACGATCATCCAGAAGAAGATCGATCAGTTTGGATCGCTTGAGGCCTTCACCGCCCAGTTCACCTGCAAGGGTGCCAAGAAGAAGGAGAAGAAGGCCTCGGCCGTCGCCATCAAGCCCATCCTCGTCCAGGGTGTGGAGTTGGGCAAGATGTCTCAGAAGGACTACACCGCCAAGTATGTCACCAACACGTACAAGTACAATGACGGTATTAACTGTACGGTAGTATCGCCTGTAGTTGTTTCTGCGTAAGGGGTTAGAAACAACCTAAGCGCAGAAATTGGTTGAATATTGCCAGGCTCGGAAAACAGGGGCCTATGTGCATGCCAATTTGAGCGCGGATTTTTTACGCCAAATTCCTATATAGGCCCCGTTCTTAGGTTATCCCCGCTTGCGCTTGGTACCCTTGTCTGATCGAGTAGCTCGGGGTGGTTTACCGGTTGCTTTATCGGTTGCACCTCTACTCCTAAGCCAGGCCGCGAACTTCTTAGAGGTATGTCCTTCTGGGGGCAGGATAAACCAAGACTTACTAGACATGTTATTTGCGCTTGGTGCCCTTGTCTGATCGGGTAGCTCTGATAGTCTTAGCTACTCCGCCGCGACTACGATAGGTCTTGGCTTGTTCTTTGGATATGGTCCCTTGCGGGAGGATGACGTGCCATTTGTTTGTTTTGTTGGGCATAGTACTATTATACATTAGTTCCTGATAAGTACTAGTGCACACCCATGAATACCCCGTATACGTTTGTTATTACCGAGGGAGACCTTATTCTCGAGCCTCGTGTTGGTCCCAATCACTTAACTGCAATACCTGGCCAGATGTATGAGCTGGTGGTGGTAGCTGGGCAATATGTATTACGAAAGGTCGTATGAGTGCAGGCGTACAACCGGTGATGTGGTTTATGGATTATACGTTCTCGGTTATGTCTAACGGAGACATATATATGGATGCAGAGCTTGACCCGGCGGCTTTGAATGTGAAGACGGGGGATAAGTTCGAGGCGGTAATCGTACCGACGGTAGGATTAGTATTTCGAAAAATCCCCGCGACCACGACTTAAAAAATTTTTGCGCGCAATTTTTTTTAGGTAGAATTCCTATATAGGGTTGCTTTTTAGATATCCGAGGCTAAACTATATATGGAAAGGAGAATACACACATATGCCTACACACAGTAAATCAGGCTATGAAATCAGACTCGAAGTGCTACAAATGGCAATGAGTTTGGCTTCCGAACGCTACCATAACCAGCTCGACCAGCTGCGCTATACTGCGGAACGGACCAGCGCTCAAGCTTTCGAGCTACCCGATGATAATCGCGTAGCTGAAGCGCTAAAGCTAGCTAACGAGCTCTATGGTTTCGTAGAAGCGAAATAATAGCCTCGCTTAACGTTAGATTGCGAAGCAGTATCTTAACCGGTACTGCTTTTTTTATGGGCGGCGGGGGATTGATGCCTGCGGCATCAGAGGTCTGTAGGCTGCTCTTCGGTTTCGGCGCTACCAATTTTAAAGGCACCGAGAGTGACTTGAGTAACCCGGATACCTTTTTCTAGGTCTGCGGCGCCGGTAAAATAATAACCGGCAGGGTTTACGGTGAATACCCCAGTAACGGGTAAGCTCTCTCTTAAAGCAGTTTGATGTTCGCGTGTACCCGGTATAAAATAGTTCTGCACTTCCTTTTTAAAAGTCTCTTCATCTCTAAAAATAGAAGTAGAACATATTAAAATAAAATCACTTAATCTAACTTTAGGATCTACTTCGTCTGCCTTGATATTAAGATAACCTCTTACCCGGGCATCTAGTATACGAGCAGTGGTAATATCGGTATTATAGATTTCTTTAATCCATTTAGCAGTATCTGGCACAATTTCTTCTATACTAGGGTTAGTGGCAAATGCAGTCACTAAAGATGGAAGTAAAGATAGTTTTGGTACTTTAGGGTCTTCTTCAGTAGGGGAGGCAACGGGAGGAGTCGGCACCTTAACTATGCGAGGTTTTCTTCTATAAGCTTTTGGTGTTTTTACCTTAAAGTCTTTAGAAAAGATAGCTCCAGTAGGTAGTTCCCCAGACTTATCAATAAAATATCTATGGGCATTAACCACTATGTCTCCTATTGATAGACCGCCCGGGGTCTTGAATTGGTTTACAATATCTTTACCATTAGCATCTAAACTAATATATTTTTCGTACAAAGAATTAATGTCGCGGTGTATTTTATCTAGTAATGGCTTAGCGGCGCGTTTACCTTTAACCCCGGTACGAGCAGGCTTTTTAACAGAAGTTTCTTTTGATTCGTATTTTAACGGGGTACCTGGATAGTGTACATCATAAGATTTACCACCTCCAGAGACCATATTTTTGTCTTTAATATACTCGAGAGCTTTTAACACTCCTAAGGATTGAGGTATATTGGTCCCCGCTCTTACAAACTCTTCATATTTGACTGGGTCTAGTCTCGATATAAGCAAAGCCGCAATTGAATATTCTCCGCGGCCGGTGCCTTGCTTTGCAGAGTAGTCAAATAAATTTTTTTGTAATTGATCCCATTGGCCGGATGCGCTTGTGTTAGTCTCAACAAACTCGAACCCTTGTGGCGGGGTAAACGGAGGAATAGCTTCCTGCTCGTCTAGGATATTGAACTCGTACAGGTCTTGTAAACAAAGCTTTTTCTTGTGAGGGGCTCTATTTAGGATAGATTTGTAAAGATTGTTTAAGCTCACGCGCATTAATATTTATAATCTTTACCGGTTATTCTAGCTTGGAGAACTGTATACAAATAATAAATAATATATTATGGTATTACTACTTATTGCCCTATTAATTGCTAGTATTGGTATCTGGTATTATGTTAACAACGCCAAGTCTGAAGATACTATTAATGTTAATCCGCCAGCCCCAGGCACCGGTACTCCAGTAGTAGAAGAAACTACTCCGCAGCCACCTGCAACTGATGATGCAGTAGGTCGTAGCGGTACCGATCAACAAAGTTAAAGGTCTTAGGTTGCTATATAGAATATTGAGTTAAATATTCTGTATGCAGCGCTGGGATATCATTAACGCTTTAATAGCTAAAAATAACTATAAGACGTATTCTGAAATAGGTACGCAGCACGGTAACTGCTTTGTTAATATCAAAGCTGAATACAAAGAGTGCGTTGACCCACAAAAGGTCTTTTCGGGGTTAACCCACGAAATGACTAGTGATGTATACTTCGCACAAAACACTAAGAAGTTTGATATTATTTTTGTTGATGGCTTACATACCGAGGATCAAACTCGTACGGACATACTAAATGCTTTTAATGCCTTAAACCCAGGTGGTACTATAGTTGCCCACGATTGCTTGCCTGATAGTAGAGAGGCAATTCAGCCCTGGTACTGCGGTACATCTTATATGGCACCGATCTGGTTTAGAACCAATCGACCTGACATAACAGTTCATATAGTTAATACTGATTGTGGGTGTGGTATTTTTAGAGCGGGTTCAAGTGCCCTTTATACTGCTGCTCCTTATGAAGTAGCTAGATCTTATGATTATTATGCTGCCCACAAAAAAGAATTAATGAACGTACTTTCCGTAGAAGAATTTAAAAATATTTACGCATGAAATTCTCTATAGTTATTCCTACTTATAATCGGTGGGACTTACTTTCTAGATGCTTAAAAAGTATCAAGGACAATACTGATTTAACCGACGGTGAAGTAATCGTTGTTTCAAACGGCTGTACTGATCATACTCCGTTTTACTTTGACGAAAACTTTAAAGACAAAAACTTTCATTTAGTTCATTGGCCTAAACCTTTGGGCTACCCTAAAGCAGTTAACATGGGCATGTCGGCTGCTACTGGTGATATAGTAATACTGTTAAATAACGATATAGCTATACTTGGTAATAGTTGGTATAATATATTAACCGAGCCATTTACCACAGATCCTAGGGCCGGTGTGACTGGAGTTATAAAAAGATATCAAGGCGGCAAACCTTGGATACTATTCTTTTGTGCGGCAATTAAACGAGATGTTATTAACAAGATAGGCCTGCTTGATGAAACGTTCACTCCTGGTTGCGGAGAAGACATTGACTACTGCATGAGAGCGTTTAACGCTGGATACAGTATTGTACAGACTCCAGACGAAAACCTTTCAAATATTACCGGTACTAACAAAATGACAGGCACATTTCCTATCTTTCACGAAGGAGGAGTTACAGTAAATAAGAACCCGGACCAAAATACAATATATGCCCGTAATATGAGAATAGTAGAAGAGCGCTACGGCCCACCTAACTATTAAAGCCAAAAGGCGACTCTACCAAATATTTGGCTAAGTTTAGAAAAACCACGGTACCAGATACGATGTGCAAACCAGCGGTAAAGTCTAGTATGGAGAAAAAAACGATTGTACCATTTGCTTTGTTCTATACGAAATTTTTCTTTCCATTCTTTTTCTCTTTCTAAACGCTCTGTATTATCTGTTTTTTCAAACTTTACTAGCTCGTATCTATCTACAATTCCATTGCTGAATACTGCTTTAAACTCAATCCAGCAGTCCCACTTGTCTTGTACGTTATTTTTAAAGTCGTAAAAATATATTTCTCCGTGATAGGGTACAGGATCGAGATAAGGTTCTTCTCTTTTAAGACGACCTATTCTATCTAGATAGTGTTTTGCATTTGGATCTCCTTGTTCCCATTCCTCTTTTTTAAACTTTTCTAGAAATAACTTTCCGCCCTGGATATAATACTGGCTCAGAGTATTCTCAAGGTCTTTAGTTTGAAAGGAACTATCATTAATATTTAATCCAAGCTCTTTCATCTCGTCCGAGTAAGGTAACGAGTCAGATACGCTAATAGTGTCGAACATTCCCATATGCTTATAGTATAATACTTATACAGGAATTCTACAGATATCTTGTAAATATTACATATGGCACGTAATACGTATAAGTTGCTTGGAGAGCGCTATTTAGAAGTAGAGCTCAATTCTAACGGCACTCATAAATCCACTCACAATGTAGATATGGCGCGTACTAAAGCCAATCAAGCAGCAGAAGTAGCCCCAGAGCTTTATCAGCTTTTGCAACAGTTAGATCCCAATGAACCGTTACATGCATGGATGGTTACTCACGTAACTCAAGCAGCAGATATGCTACAAGATGTACTTGCTGCTTTAAAAGAAGATCTTGCTGAACCAAGCACCATTCCAGTTAAAGAAGGTGAATTTGAACCTAACCCAATGGATGGAGAAGATGGTACATATCTATCTAGCGATATAGAAGGAGCAGTTTAATATGAAGAAAAATTATCAATACACCAAACTTACTAGTAAATACGAATTAATTAGCGAAGCTCACTTAAACTTTAAAAAAGAAATGTTTAAGGAAGAGTGTTGGGACGCTACTTCTAATGCTCCCGTAGCTGAGTGCTGGAATGAATTTGGCCAAATAAAAGAACAGTGCTGGTCTCACCCTTCCCACAGTATGAGAGGCGGGCCGTTAAAGAAAGAAATGTTTAGAGAAGAATGCTGGGATATGACTTCTAATAGTCCTGTACCAGAATGCTGGAATGAATTTGGAGAAATTAAACAAGAGTGTTGGTCTTCAGAGCCTGGCGCTCAAACAATGACTACCCCAGGCTATGCTGGCTCTGCTGGTGGAGATAGTATTAGCGAAAGCACTAAAGACCCAATTGAATTAGTTTTAAAAGAAGCTAATGAGCTTAAAAAATCTCTTAAGAAGTTACAAGAAAAATATGCTAAGCGTCCCGGTTTTGCTGCAAATATTCTTAAAGAGAATCAAAAGCGTTTAGCTACTCTAGAATTAGATCTAGAAGTATTAAAGAGCGAAGTTAATAAAGGTTAAGCCCCTTTAATTATATTATATACGTCCTGCAGGTTATTAATATCTGTACCTGCAGGAGTCTTAGCCATACCAGCTCTAAAGGCTTCAAAATCGCCTTGTTGAGCTGCCTGTCTTACTTTAGACGCGCTCATACCCGCTACTCCTTCAGAGTCAGGATCTCGTTCTCCCGCGCTAACAAATATATATTCCGGGATGTTAAATAATATTCTACCTTGTCTATCAGGCTTATTATTATAGGTATTAACTATTTTTTCAAACTCTGGTAATCTATCTGACCCTGCTATATGAAATACTTTCTTGTACCCTTGTTCGTTAAGAAAGCGTAACATTTCAAATAATGTTTTACCTTGAGGCATTACCAATACGTTATTAGGTAAGACTTGTTTAAGTACATCTACCTTGGTGTTATAGTCCAAAGGGTTTTTATCAGAGTCGTGACTGTAAGTAGGGAACACAGCAATTAATTGTGCGTTATTTTTTGTTCCAGTATCTATTAAAGTTTTAATTAATGCTTGGTGTCCAATAGTAGGCGGATTAAATCTACCATAAGTTACTACTGCTGTTTTGACTGAAGGTAATGAAGCGTTAGTAGCTGGCTTACGGAATGCGCTCATTTGATTTCTAATAAAGAAATCGCCAGTTATTTTAAATTGTTCGTCAGATATGGTTGGGGTATTTATTACTATACCTTCCTGTTCAGATGCCTTGTTACCTAGTTCTGAAGTCATTACATCGAGCAATGCTTTACCCATTAATCGAGTAGTTTGCCAGAACACAATATCGTTAACAGCTGTAGGTAAACTTTTAGGGGCTACTAATTTGGTTAAGTCTTCGCCGCGTTCTGCTACTGCTATATATAAGGCTTGATTACTACCCCCTACCACTTTACCATCAGCAAGAGTAATAGTTTTAGTGTTAGGGTTTGTAGCTCTACTTAACCATCCGCTTAAAGGCTTAGTCTCATTAGCCAAGGTTAAAGGAGAGTTAAGCACTTCCTTAAAATTAGGAGTACCAGTTAATCTAGTAGCTATTTGATGTATTACTTTAAAGCCTGCAGGGGTAGCAAACTTATTTACTTTAGCTACATATGCATTTAAAAGTTTGCTGTTATAAGGCAGCATTGTATTTTCGTACGTCTTTGTCTTTTTTACTGCGCTTACTGACTCAACCACTTTACCGGTATAATGAATAGCTAAAAACTTCTCTGCATAACCAATAACGTTAGTAGCTCCGTCAACATACTCCATATTAAAGAACACCAACGGGTTATCATATAATCCTAGTTGTTTTAGTTCTTTAGCTGTATCCTGTATAGAGGCGTTAAAAATTTTTAAAACTTCAGTACCAAATTTAACAAAGTTTTGATTTTCTGGAAAACGAGTCGGTAGATAATCTATAGTAGCCGGCGGCCCTTCTATATCTTTTTTAGCTCCTCTATAAATTGCAAACTGCTTACCTCGAGGGGTGTCTACTAAGCGTATACTTGCATTAACCCCGTCTATCTTTAAAGGTACAGTAGTATTAGCAAGATAAGATGCTGTTTTATAAAATATGTCAACTAAATCTTTGCCAGTTTTTACTTCAGGTAGATCTATAGGGTGATACATATGCCCACCAGCGCCACCTTCTTTAAGTAAAAAATAATGTTTAAAATCGAGCATATTAGTTTGTTAGTCCTAAACCTTTAGTAATATAATAACTATAAATGTTTTCTAATATGCCACCATCTTTATACCATTCATCAATTGACGATGCGGTTTCAGAAAGAGTAGTAGAGAGCCCGTCTGTACGAGTATTCCAATCTATTAAATTGTTAACAGGGGTGTTAGTAAATTCAGAATTGTAATAATAAAAACGGTAATACTCTTTTACAGGGGTCTTTACGCCCCAACCAAAGAAAGAACTTAGCGGATAAGAAGATAGCGGGTAAGTGGCTGTAGGAGAAAAATACGCGCTCAATCCACGCGCCGTTACGCTAGCATAAGAAGTAACTATAGGCACTTCAAGTAATTCGTAAAAGTTAGAGTAATTAATATCGTTTAACACTATTTTTTGACCAGCACTTACTATAGCAGTGTTAATATTATAAGCAGTTAGCTCGATACCTAAATTGGTATGCTCAGTAAGAACGTTAAAATTAGTATTATATTTTTCTCTATTACCCCACAGACGTTCATGCGGAGCGCTAAATAAGTCAAACTCTCTTTTTAGTACTGGCGGTGGATTTAAATTAAAATCATCAAATTCTGTATTGATTAAATTAGATAAAGAGTATAACTGATCAACGTTAGCAGTGTATATATCGTTATTATTTGCTACAAAATTAGCAATTTTTTCATATACTACTGTGCCAAAATTCTCGTTCGGGTGTACGTTGTCTCCAGCCGCCGCTGAAAGAAATTCAAACAAATTACCGTTTGCAGCTATAAACGGCTGCAAGGCGTATTTGTATAATTGCTCTCCGTAATTAAAATTTTCATTAATTTTACGTACAAAATATTTTTTGTTAAAATCAGTAATATTAAGAGGCTGGTATCCGCTTAAGTTTACTCCTGAAACAGCCCCGTAAGTATTAGCCTGAGATATTCTTGTACCAGCCGTGTAATTGCCAGCGTACGGAGGAGGCTCAATCAGGGTGTAATAGTTTACCGCGCTTAATAATAGAGTCCCTGTTAATGTACCTGCTGATAAACCAGCAGAAGAAAGAGTTAAAGTAGAGAAAGCGTTTTTATAAAACCCACCGGTATCTCTATTTAAACTATCGTAACGCTGTACGCTAAACACTGGCTCATCAACTGTAGCTGCTATAACAGGAGCCACTGTCGCGCTTACACTAGGATTAACTCCGCCAATTAACGGGTGATTGAGTAAGTTTTTATTAGTAAATTCGGTTGAAGAAAGTACTCCACTGTTAATAGTTACAATAAAATTGTTATTAGTGTCCGGCCACAATATACCCGGTAAAGGTATACTACCACCGTTTAGAGTTATGTTAAAGTGATCAGCTGATAAACACTTTACATAAAAATCGGCTGATAATTGTACCTTACTGTTTGAATAGGAAGGTGCAAACCCGTCATTATTGTCTTGAAAGTTAGGTACTACAAAAGTGTTGTATGATACCCATAAACGTGGTATTTGTACGCTATACCCGGTATTAAAACTATAGCTTAATGAAGGTATATCGTCAATATAATAAAAATCTATAGTTCCGGTATAGCCTACTAAGGTACCGCTTTCCGGATCTACTCGAGTACCAAACTCATTAATATATACTGCAGTCGGATCAGCATCAGAAAGAGAATTGACTATATTATTATTTAAATCAGTAAATCTCCAGCGCGGTCTTAATTGCGCGTACTTGTTATTGTTTGTAGCTAATTCCCAAGGTTGGGATAAAGAATTTTCTGAATAAAGTCCAAACGCAACATCACTACTTACTCTATTAGTAGTAGAATATAAAATTGTTAACGCGCGCGGGGTTTCAAGAGGCCCCGGAACACATGATTGATAACCGTGATATAGAGCTCCAGAGACTAAAGCAGCGCTAGTCAATTCAGACCAGTTACTATTATCCCAACTGATACTATCTGTTAGATAATTAAAAGCGCTAAAAACCTTAGTAAACGTACCTACCGGGCAGCCATTTTTAGGCACTACAGACAGCTTTACTTCATACGCGCCTGGCCAATCGTATGTTACCGGCTCAGTAGTTAGAGTACTATCAGTTACTTGAGTAATTTCTGTAACAACACCATTACCAAATGAAACTATTAAGGAAAAATTATTTAATACATCTACAGGGTTGACTGAAGGGCCGGTAGGTAAAATTACATTACATACTATAGGGGTTGCATGCACATAACCACTAGCTACCCCGGTTGTAGTGCTGTACACTTTAAAATTAATACCAGATATATATGTACCTATAGGTAAACACAGTACTGGAGCAGGCGTTGTAGTAGTAGTGGTAGTAGTGGTAGTGCCCGAACCAGAATCTTCTGTGACCAGAAAATTATTATCTTCTGTTCTTAACCGGTCAAGAGCTTCTGTTGCGATGTAATTTACACTCATGCATTACAGATTATATGCGAGCACGGTTAATTGTGCGTACGTTATTGAGCCGCTTGATGTTGTTGATGCGCCGCGTATACCAAATTTTACGGTGTCAGAGCCAGTCAGACCAGTGAGCATTACTGTGCCCGATTGAGATAATCTTAAATCCCCGTCGACCGTGTCGGCTTGCGGAAATTGAGCCTGCTCTACTGTACCACTATTTACTTGATATACTACATTAAGATTTATACCGTTCACCAAATCAGAAGCGTACGCTTCTAAGGTATACGAGAATATCATAGTTGTTTTACCAAAACGTTTAGCCTCATAACCCGCTGAACCCGAACTCCAGCCTATAAACGTACAGTCTCCGCTTAGCCAATCTGGGGTGCCATCGTCATTATCTGGCCCAGATGTAATCGTATAAGGATTATTACCTTCATATCTACCATATGCAATTACCGGCATAGTATTGCCGGTATTGTTTATATTACATAAAGAAGATCCTGTAGTTAATACCCCCGCTTTAAGTAATGGAGTTTGTAAAGTAATTGCAGCTGTGATCTCTCCGCCAGTTATAACCCCAGCGTCAAGATTTATAATATGCGCGCCCTGCATATATACCTGACCCCCGACTACTTCGAAGGGTACAATAGCATTGCCACCGCCTGGATCTGCAGGGTCTATAATTTGAAATTTGTCTGCTATAATAGCAAAAGTTGCACTAGTGCCTGTCGCCTTTACTAAACCGGTTACATTACCACTTGCATCTATACCCGGGAAAGGGGTAAAAGCTGCTTGCCAACTGCCACCGGAGCCAAACGTGCCTACATAACGATAGAGCTTATTATTGTCGTCAATATCATACCAAGAATCTCCTTCGAGTATATATGCTGCAGAAGGTTCTGAAGCTTGATAAAATACTACGTTGCCGCTACTTTCTCTTACTGGGGTAGACCAAGTTCCAGTTTCTAATGCGGAGCCTGCTGCATTAATTAATGCTGAAGTCGACCATAATACCTGATTACCAGATGGTATGGTAGTAGACCAACCAGCTGGCGGGTAAGGTGTTGCTGCAGGGGCAGATGGAACAGCATTAGTTCTTTGATAGCGTTTTTCGTAGTACGCGCCTGCTGTTCCGCCGCCTGGTGCGCCAGTAGTGCCTTGAGAGCCAGCCGTGCCTTGAGGACCACCGCCTCCGTTAGTGGCTAGCCAGGTTCTAAATTCATTAAAAGAAATTGCTTTAGTTTGACTAGAGTTAACTATAGGCAGTACATTTGTGCCTTGGGCGGCAGTACTTGTTACTGTTGATAATTCTGAAATTTTTACATTTGCGTCAGGCATATAAATATTTAGGTTAAATGTTTACCACAGAAGTATCTTGAGAAACATCAGTTGTTACTAATATACGATCTGCAAATTCATTAATATCGTTAAAATATAAAGCTTGGAAGTTCTTTAGCTTATAATTTTTAGTAGTTATGTAAATGTCGTTAGACGGATAAGAAGGGTTCCAGATTGTTAAGCTAATGCCTAATACTTTATCTCCTGTATCTAAACGCTCAGTATACACAGCACGAACCCCGTTAATACTTTCTATTTGAGAAGTAAGTGTTAGTAAATCTATATTATACCCTAACGTTATAGTGGCAGGGTTAAAAAACTCTTGAACTATACCCTTAACTCTGTTTTGTACTGAATATGTAGAAACCTTAGCATTACGCTCAAGTTCTACTACCAAACGAGTTTGAGAAATAATATCGTTTAAGTTTTTATCTGTGTTAGAACCATAACCAACTGTTACGGCTTTATAAACTGGATCTGTAACTATAACATCAGATGTTAAAACTTTTTTATTGTCGCAAGTTTTAGTAATAAGCGCTTTTTGAGTTGGAGTAAGATATTTTGTATAATCGTTTGAGGCTATATTAGTTGCTTTAGGCAGCGCGTATACGTATACATTATTAAAATTACAGGACGTTGAAAACGCTATTTGATTGTATAGCACTCTACTATCTTGATTAGGATCGGTAAGACCTATATCATAAAAATAACGAAGATGGTCGTTTACGTAATCTGTATTACTATAAACTTTTACATCCTGTATAATATTATTAAAGGTAGTCTTTATAAAGTTTTCAAAATCACTACCAGTAATTAATCTATATTGAGATTTAAATGCTGCCGGGGCATTAGCTCTAATGCTGTCAGCACCTTCAGCTTCAGTGAATAGAGTTGATGGGTTAGCGTTATCAAAGAATAAAGCGTTGACATTAGTATCGTCTAAATAAGTCAAATCGGTACTAAAGACGTTTTGTTTAATAACATTCCATTGAGCGGTAGAGTATAAAACAGCAGGTAAATTGCCTATGGCATTAGCTGCTATTTGACCCCCTGTACCAGCTGACTCAAGATAATAAACAGCAACAACATCTCCGGTGTTTAATTTTTTACCGTTTATGTTATCTCCAAATTTAAGCTCATAGTTACGATTTTCATTATAGCGAACTTCGTATTTAGTATCAGTAGCGTTTTCTAAATATAAAGAATCTGTACGAGTCCACTGACTCCATTTACCAGTATTAATATCGTTTACATATACGTCTATATTAAAATGGTCTACTAGTATACCGCTGCCAGGAGACACAAATACTGTTTCATTGTTTACCCCTAAAGAGCTATATAGTGGGTATTCCACCCATTTACCTTGATATAGTAATGCTTGATTGCCTACAGCCTCGACAAACTGAGTACCAGTAATACTTTTGGTAAAAGATACATCAGTATTAAAAGTATAAGGAGTGTTATTTACTCTTAAAAAGGTATAACGCGGTATTGTATACGAACCGGTAGTTAGGTCCTGGGTAGCAGAGCAAGTAAATGTAATTGTTGAGGTCTGCATACCTACAGGGGAGTAATTTACAAGTTTAACTATACGGTTAATATTTTCGTATATTTGAGCTTCGCTAAACATAGACTCTGTAGAAGTCTTGTTTAAATAAAACATTAAAGTATGAAACGAATATGCAACAATATTAGTTATTGCGGTAAGATTTGACCCTTCAAGATACTGATCAGTAAAAAGCCCGCTTTGAGTTAAACGGTTACGAATAAAGTCTCTAATATTAGTAGCGTCAAATGCAACGTATTCGTTGTATTGTACGTTAAGGGCTGATGCATCTGTAGTAAGTGTAGACATTATTATGAAAATGTGTAACCAGTTTTTGTAATAGTACCAGGTATTTTAATTCTTTTATTATTCAAAGCAGGTATTTCTATACTTAATGTAATAGTGTAGGTTTGCTCGTCTTCGTTTATTACTACATCTAGACCTGTTACTTTTATACGCGGTTCAAATATGCTTAAATTATCGACTATAGTGTTACCTATATATTGAGCATTAGACTCACTTACCGGTTCAAATAAATACTGAACTAAGTTTAATCCGTATCTTGGATTTAATAAATTCTGACCAGGTACTGTATTAAACAAAGAAAATATGGAATTTTTTACAGCTGCTTCGTCATAATCTGATGCTAAATCTTTAGCAATTGGATTGGTAAAATCAAGCTGCAAATCTGAATACGTATACCTATCTGGAGTTAGCTGTACCTTTTGTAAGCCTGTAAAGTTAAGGGAAGCCATTGTAAAATACTTAGGGAAAGAGTAAGTAATATCATTATATGAAAAATAGTAAGTTTAACCCTTTATTTGAATCACTTTATGATCGTTTCCGCGAAGGTTCAGGATTTTTAGCAGGGGATGTAGTTAAACTTAAGAGTGGTTATGAGTCGATGGAATGTTTTAAATCTTTAGCTGAAAATGTAAAGCAGCGGGTAAAAGATATAGCAAAATCTGGTAATAATATTCGCATTGGTCGTTTACACAATAAGCATTCTGGCTACGGTGCTTTAGGCGGACCTATTCATCCGGCTTGTCATGCAGATGTTTACGAAGAAGTAGCTCCAAGTTTTTGGCGCAATCTTGTCACCTTGCCAGTTGAATGTTTAGAAGAAGTAAACACAGGTATTAATTTACCACCAGTACCAGACAACCAAAAAGATACTAGAGATAGAGTGACTGGACCGACTGAAGTTAGTAAGGACAAAGAATACAAGAGTGAAGAAACTGATGATCAAACCAAATTAGCAGAAAAACAAACCCATGTTAAAAAGGGCGATTATAAATTAGCCACTAGTAACACTGTTCTTCCTCATTCAAACAAATATAATGATGACAAGCCTTCGAAAGTAAAAGGACTAGAAAAAGCTAAAGAAGTAAATGAAGCTTACGCAATTGAAAACATTTATGCAAAAATGTTAACTGAAGACGTAGGTGCAATGGGTCAAGTTAACCCAAGTATGTCGGACGAAGGAGATCAATTAGCGGGCAATCCTCATATACAATCTGAAGATGAAGAGCAAATGGACTTGCCTTATCCACCAGAGCCTAAAGGCCCAGAAGCTACTCAATCTGAAATTGAATTTTCCTACAGTCTACCTGAACCACAGGAAATGGAAAAAATGAGCGATGAGCAAATTTTACAAGCGTTCCATAGATTGGGTAAAACTTTAGACAAGATGGAGCCAACCCAAAAAAATACTAAGTTTGCAACATTAGTTGGAGACTATGTAAAGAATGTAAGTCCAGAACTACTACAACGTATTAAAGACCTAAGCCATAGAAATAAAGCTAACAAAGCTGGCTCAATGTAATAAGACAGCTAAAGAAGTTAATTTCTTGATCCATAACTAAAGCGCTTTTATAAAGACTATCCGAGACTTGCAGCAATGCAAGTCTCTTTTTATCTTCAGGTAAAGAACTCTTGTATATAGCGTTAAACAAGTCCTTAAGTAGTTTAGGGTAATCGTTACCGAACGTTTGCTCGCTTTCAATAACAATCTTACGTAGAGACATTAAGTCTTCTTTGTTGACAATTTTTTCTAAGATCTCTTGAGCAAAGCCTTCGTTGTTAATTGTACTACCTATATTAAGTTCCCCGCCTATAACGCTTCTCTGAATATAGTTAATAATTCTACGCAAATCAGGATAATGGTAGCGTATGACCTCTTTTAATCGGTCAATTTGTTCGGGACGTACCTGTACGCTTTCTTGGCGAAGTATATAGGCTACTCGCTTGCCATATTCACTAATAGGAGGAGTAAAATCAGTGAAAACCTGGCAACGAGATTGAATGGGCTGAATAATACGATGTAGATAATTACCAGTGAGAATAAAACGAGTATTACCGGCATATTCTTCCATAACGTTACGCAAAGCTCTTTGCCCTGCATCAGTAAAGTTATCAAACTCGTCCAGAAAGATAATCTTAATCTTTCCGTCAATACTCTTAGTCTGCGCGAACGATAAGATAGAGGTACGGACTTCGTCGATACCATTCTTTTCGCTAGCGTTAATGTACAAGTATTGAGCATCTAGTATTTCATTAACAATTACTTTGGCAAGAGTAGTTTTTCCAGTACCTGCATTGCCTACAAAAAGCATATTAGGTATTTCGCCTTTAGAGCGACATTCTTCTACAAATGCTCGAAGGCTTTCAGACAAAACCATATCAGCCAGTTTAACCGGCCGATATTTTTCTACCCAAATATTTTTAAGCTGTTCGTTGATAGACATTATTTTTTGTCAGAAGAACCGAACCCCTTTTCGCCACGAACAGTCTCTACTACTTGATCGGTCCATTCAACATTTGCTTGAATAAGAGGATATACAATTAACTGAGCTACTTTATCTCCTTTAAAAATATAAACATTGACATCGCTAAAATTATAAAGCTTTACCCCCATATCCCCCCGGTAAGGGTTATCAATAATACCAAAATGAGGGAATACATGCCTCTTAAACCCCATACCTGAACGGCCTTCAACTCTAAACCAATATCCTGGAGTTACATAACCTAACTTAAGGCCTACTGGCACTGTAACCCAACCTTTAGCTGGAATAATGACATCTTCTACAGCAGTTACATCAAGACCTGAGTCCCCGGTATATGGATCACTATAATTATACTTAGGCAAAACAGCTGCATCATGTGTCTTAACGAATTTAATAGTTACTGGAAACATATAGAGTATGATAGAGTATGCCATTGATAAATCAATGCTTGCCAATAAGTATTCTTAATGAATCCTCCGCTTCCGGATAATAAACCTTCTGATAACCAGAACGTTATTGACCAGATAGATGACTTTATTAAAGGTTTAGACACTCCCCCGGGTATGGCAGTTGCTACAGCAGTTGTTACGCGTACATATGATAAACCAGTTCAAGAAGAAATCAAAGTAGAAGTGCCAAAAACCGATGCAGAGTTACAAGATTTTGTTTTAAAAAATTCCGCTAAATTAGCAGAGTTAAGTATTAAAAGCGTACAAGAGTTACAAAAAGTAACTGTAGCTACTGGCGATCCTGAACAAATGGCTAGCTTAGCAAGCTTAATAGCTGCAGGTGCTGGTGCGATAGAAACTATTAACAAAATACATTTGCAGAATAAAAAAGCAGATGCTGCAAAAGATGTAAAAAAGCTTGAAATAGAAGGTAAAAAAGAAATACAAAAACTCAAAAATGACGGCTATTTAAATTTACCGCAAAACAATACTAATGTATTAATTGCTACCCGAGAAGAGATTATTGCGCAACTTACAGGTAAGGCTAAAAATAAAGCTACTGATTCGCTGGAGGTTCTTGAGATTTCTGCTTCTTCTCCTTCTCTTTCAGCTTAGAGTAAACCGTTACTATTACCATACATAGTACAGTCACCCCCACCACTGTACCTATAACCCAGGTAGGGGCGGTGGCAATAGTATAGGCAAGTGCAAATGAAGATATAGCAACTATACCCATGTTAATACTTTTCATTAACCCTGCTGCTATAAGAAATAATATACCCACGCCAACTAAAGCTTTAATCATATAACCAAGATATTCTTGTTTTTGAGCTTCTTTAGCTAAAGCTAGTTTATCTTCAGCTTCTTTTTTTACTCGCTCTATTTCAGCAGCTTTTTCTGCATTAAGTTTGTCGAGAGCGGCTTTATTATCAGCTCTCATTTTAGCTTTTTCATCTTCTTTTTGTTTAATTAAATCTGTAGCTTTTTGGTAAGCATCAGCTGCAGCTTTAGAATCTTCAAAAAGCTTTTCATATTTTTTAAGCAATTCAGCAGAAGTTCTTTTACGATCTGCATCTACCTCTTGCTTTATTTGATCTTGCATCGTAATAGGTAAAGGGTCAAGACGAAACATATTTTCTTTAGCTCTAAAATGCGCAATAGCAAAATCTATATCAGTATCTTTTTTAGCTTCAGTTGCGTATAATATACCGAAATTGGTCTCGCTAATTTTTTTAAAATTAGCGTTATCTATTTCTTCTCTCTTTTTATACGCATCAGCTAACCCTTTACGAAACTCTTCATATTCTTGTTCTATTTTTTTACGGGCTTCTTCTACCTTTTTATCTGCTTCGCTCAATTGCGCTACACCTTTTCTATCTTTATCAGCTGCTGCTACTGCTCCTGCTGTAGCACTACCACCGCCTAAACTCTTCCATGACTCAGGCATTTTAAGTCCGGGTATTAACGTACATCCTGTGAACAAAATTGGCAATAAAAGCGCGCTTAGTTTTTTCACATAAATACTTACAATAAAAAAGGGAGAGATTTCTCTCTCCCTTGTGTATCAACTTGCAATACAGTTAGTTAATATCAATAACTTTCTTGCCGCCGTTTTCCACTTTGTTCTTAGGAAATACCAAAGTAAGAACACCATCTTTCTGTTCAGCCTTAGCTTTATCCAAGTTGTAACTATTACCAACAGTAAAACTGCGGCTAAAGGTTTCCTCTTGCGATCCACCCTTATGGATGACCTTACGAGCACCTTCAATAGATACTACTCGGCCCTCTACTGAGACCGTTGTTTTATCTTTGGATACACCGGGAAGATCCACCTCTACAGTGAGTTCGTCCCCCTCTTTAAACCTAACAGTGTCCCCTGTTCGGCTCACGTCACCCCAAAAGAAAGGATGATCGAATGGATCCCTATTGAAAAAGGATTCAATAAGGGATGTTGGATTTCTGTATGTGTTACTATTATTGTAGTTAGTTAGTTTCATAGTAATGCGTTTGCACGCAAAATTATTTATGATTCGCAACTAGCGCAAGATAATATAGAACGAGCTAGTTCTTGCGCTGGATTTGCTGAGCGTTGATAGTATAAGCTCTTTATTCCGTTTTCCCAAGCAAAAATTAGTAAATCATTGACGTCCTTAGGCTTAGTATTAGGCGGAATCATTAAATTTAATGATTGGCCTTGATCAATAAACTTTTGTCGGGCAGCTGCTTGTATAACAATTTCTTTTTGACTGATTTCTCCAAATGTCTTAAATACGTCTTTTTCTTCTTGGGTCAAAAAGTCAAGATGCTGAACCGAGCCACCTTTAACAAGTATAGACTTCCAGGTATTATCAGAGTTCTTACCTTTCTTTTCAAGGAGAGCTTCAAGATAAGGGTTCTTGTATGTAAATTTGCCCTTAGCTAGATCTTTAACGAAATAGTTGGAGTTGAGCGGCTCTACCGATGGAGATGCCTGGCCAAGAATAAAAGAACTTGAAGTCGTTGGCGCTACCGCAAGAGTGGTTACATTACGACGACCGTAACCCTTAAGTAGTGGTGGTTCTCCGTAGTGCTTAGCTAGTTCTTCAGAAGCTTTGTCAGCTCTTTCCCGTACAAATCTCCAAATTTTGGTGTTAAGAAATTTTGCTTCTATTGATTCAAACGCAACCATTTCAGATTGAAGAAATGTATGCCAACCAAGAGAACCAATACCAAGAGCTCTTTGATTAATAGCGAAGTTTCTTGGGTGAGCCATAAACTTCATCTTTTCAGTCTTGTTGATAAACTCAGTCATTACTGAATCGAGAAAATATACAAGAGTTTCAACTGCATCAGTATCTCTCCACTCATTCCACTTTTCAAAATTAAGAGAAGAGAGATCGCAAACAAATGACTCATCTGGACCGTTAGAAAGCATAATCTCGGTGCAGAGGTTACTATGATGAATCTTTAGCTTTTTATCTTTATATACTTCAGGGGCTTGTTTGTTAGCATTATCTGTAAAAAAGATATAAGGATACCCAGACTCAAAGCGTTTCTTAATAACTAAGCCCTAAATCCTACGCTTTTCTTTATCTCCGTCAATCATTGACTTGAACCATTCATCTGAAATACAAACCCCAATAGAGAGATTCTGGATAGTATCGCCTTCTTTACGAATATTAAGAAACTCTTCAATGTCCTTATGATCGATAGGCAGATATGCTGCAAATGATCCACGACGCACGTTTCCTTGCGATATATAGTCAGTCAAGGACTCAAACACAGTAAGCTGATGATGCACCCCGGTTGACTCTCCGCCAGAGCTAATTTTAGCTCCGCGTGGTCGAATAGCTCCAAAAAAACCAGATGTACCACCACCTGCTTTAGACATAGTACCCACTTCAGAAATCTTATACAAGATTGCATCCATATCATCATCAACATAAGACCCGAAACAAGATATAGGCAAACCACGTTCGCGGCCGAAATTAGCCCAAATAGGAGATGCAAGAGAGTAAAACCCTTTATGCATATAATCTTCAAACTTATCAGCAAAGCCTTTAAGCTTGAGATACCCTTGGGCAGCTTCAGCAATATCTCTTATACGTTGTTCTGCTGTTTCGTTTTCTAGAAGATATCCTCGTGCGAGAAATTTTCTAGAGTCAGTATTCAGCCAATAAATACCCTTGTTTGTCATAAAGCGTAAAATGTACTTACCCGGGGGTTAATTAAAATAAATCGTCTTCTGAAAAACTTTGCGATTTTTTTGAATACTCTACAGGACGAGAGTGAAAAAAATCTGTCATATTATTACCGAGTAATTCTTCGTTGAACCAAGCTGTATGCTTAAGTAGTTCGTTATTAGGTTCAAAAGCTGGAGGAAAATTAATACCTCTGAGAGATTCATTAATACGATCTTTAATAAATTCTTTAAGGTGCGCTGCTGAAAGCCCGTCTTCCTTAACCCCATTAACCATCCAATCAATAATTTTAGCTTCACTTTCGTATGCTTCTACTGCTTCGTGGAGCACTCTTTCTTCCAGTTCTTTATCAAAGAGCTCGGGATATTCTTCTCTAATAGTGTTAATAATTTTCATACCGACTAGAGCATGAATGTTTTCTTCGTTGCGCGTATATTTGACTTGTTGATCGGTATCTTTAAGTACGTTTTTGTTACGAGCAAACCAATTAATAACGTAGAACTGACTCATTAATGATACATTTTCTACAAATAAAGTAAAAAGAATAAGAGCGTATAGATACTGCTTTTCCTTACCCTTATAGTAGCGATGGGTATACTTTTTGAGGTATTTTACTCGGCCTTGTATCCACTCGAGCTTAAGATTCTCTTCAAATACATCTTCGAGGCCGAGAACGGTAATAAGTCTTTCGTAGGCATTATTATGAATAACTTCTGTGTTAGCCATAACATATCCTAAATCTTGCAATGCAGGGTGTGGCAGATTTTCTCCAAGCTTTGCCCAAAACGTTTTTACCGCTACTTCGATTTGACCAATAGCAGATAGAGTACGAATAATAATTTCGCGTTCTTGTTCAGTAAGATTAACTTTGAACTGCTGCACATCAGACTTAAAGCTGAATTCTTTATCAGTCCAAAAGCCATTATGCATTGACTCAATAAAGTCTTCAGTCCAAGGATAATGATTAGGTTTACGCGAAATTTGTTCGTCAAAAATCATGGGAATATTATTTACGTATTGTAAATGAGTTTGACCTTTTTTCTATAAAAAAAGTTGTATTTTATTCGCCAGTGAATTCGACGGAGTTAAAAGAGTTATCCCTTTTTATTATAAAGTTCTAATTTTTTTACTATATATTTAACAATTTCGCTTCTTACTATATCTTCTTCTGTTAAGTAAAATACGTGAATGCCCTTTTCTTTGCTTTCATTATCGTTAAAAACATTACACATTTTTTCAAAACCAGATTTACCGTTAATGTCTGATTGCATTGGATCTCCGCAAACAAATAGTTTACTAAAATGCCCCACGCGGGTGAGTAAGGTTGTAAGCTCTCTAAAGGTACTATTTTGAGCTTCATCCATAATAATGCCTTTTGCGTTCCAGCTCAATCCTCTAAGGAACCCAGTAGGTTTACCGTCAACTCTTTTTTCTTTTAATAATGTGTTAACGTCTGCAGCAAATAAAAGTTCATCCAATTTTTCCATTAACGGCTCGAGATAGGGAGATAACTTTTCTTCAGCACTACCCGGAAGATATCCCATTTTATTATCACTACTTTCTACTATAGAACGTATATAAAGCAAATCACTTACTTTTTTAAGATTCATTAACTCTAATACTGCTAGTGTTGCAAGAAAACTCTTACTACTACCTGACGGGCCAGATAGAAACATTATCTTAGTATTATTGTCTAATGCTAATTTAAGAAAATCTTTTTGTTTGTTTGTTAAATCCGGTCTTTGTCGTATTTGTACCGGTCTTTCTAATTTTTGTGCCTGATGGACTATTGGGCTTTTGTCTTTGGCATTTTCGTTATTGTTGTGAGTTTGTTTCTGTTTAAGCAAACGTTTCTTTTTACTCATCTATTATATTTACTTAAAACAATAAATAATATATATGTTTAAGCAATTTGATTCCAAGGTAACTGAGTTATTAAAAGAATTTGTAGACACTTTTCCTGTAGAAGTACAAGAAAAGAAAGGCGCGCGCTGCACTAAAGTAACCGGACAACAGGCATCATCTCGTAGCGATAAAAAATATATGCGCTGTACCCGGGTCGGCGGCAAATTAAAAAGAGTGCATTACGGGGATCCTAATTTGCGTATTAAAAAATCAAACCCTAAGCGCCGCAAATCTTTTAGAGCGCGTCATAAATGCTCAAGCGCAAAACCAGGCACTGCAAAATATTTTAGCTGCAAAAATTGGTAATTAGCCCTGTAAGAGCATATTAACGCTAGCCCATAAATCGGTTGTTGATGTTAAAGCGCGCGCCGCTATTACCATTATATCCGGGGTGCCATTAATTTTTATTCCTAATCTACCTAGATCTGCTAAAAATATATTAGAAGATTGAGACACTGCTACCCCTTGACCGCTAGCTAAAAAGCTTGAGTATAGAGTGTACCCCCCACTCAAACTTAAAGTTGCGTTACCATAAGCAAATTCGACTTTTTCTAAACCAGTTTCTCCTGCAGGCAACCAATTTAAATTACCACCTGTAACAGTAGGATTAAGCCATACTCTATACTGTATATTTCTCGTACCAGTATTAAACATTTGAACATCGCTTAATCTTAATGCTAAATTTGCGGCGCCCGGTGCTATTCTTACTGCTATAATTGGTCTATAAGAAGTATCGACACTTAAAATTGCACCGCTTAGATCTGCAGTAATATTGGTACCAACAGTATCTGATACTCCTTCAGAAATAGAAGCGCTGCATATATGACGCATTGACCCGCTTCCAGGACCGACTTGTCTGATCTCATATCTTATAGGTTGATTGGGGGAGGTAATGTATGGGGCTACAACACTATTAAAATGAGTAAATTGATGGGCTATGTAAAGTTTACCTGCTACATAAAAACCACACCTAACTCGCCCTACCCCCAGCCATTCATAATCCATGTGGAATATTTGAGCTTTGGTCCAATCTAAAGACAAACCAGAAGGCCCTGTTCCGTCTAGAGGGTCTACATTCCAAGCAGATTGAGACACTACTTCTGTATTAGTAACACCGGTGCTTTTTAATATATTTAACGTTACATCAGTGCCTGTTACTTCTAGAAAAATACCGTCAGTAGGGGTATAAGGGGCCGCTGAAAGACTTTGAAATTGGCCAACTCTTTTAATTATATTTGTTTCTTTTGAAAAGGTGCCAGTAAAAACTGCTACTTGACTTTTACCAGGTTGATAATTAAATCTAGCGGTTGTTTGTCTGACAACATAATCCCCAGAAGCTGCAGTAGACATTAGTACACAACTATCTCCTGGTACGTGTATACTTGAAGCAGAACCATATGTTACTTCGTCGTATAACCATGGCATTTTACTATATTGTTGCTTACCGTCAAATAGAGTGGCCGGTGCAGAAACTCTTAATCTACCAAATGCATCTAAGGATGCATTATCTCCAAAAGGACTACTATTAGATTCTGCAGTGCTTATATCAGATACTAATAAAGCGGTTTTACGATAAACGTAAGTGGTAGAAACTGAAGGTACTGTAGTTAAAGTATCGCTGTTAAATCTAGTTTCTACCTGTACAGTAGAAATTGGAGGGTATGCCGTAGTATCCGGAAATATAATAGCATTAGCAAGTCTAGACGAAAAGTCCGGGTAGTTAACTGTTACAGGCGGATTTACAGGCATATTATATACTTACTATAACCAATAAGAAACCCGCCCATTTCTGGGCGGGTTCTTGTTAAACGTTTTACCGTTACCAGCTTTATTAGAGCATGGTGGCTGCAGTACCAGGAACGAAAGCGGTACCGAGTCCGGAAACGATGATGAGGTGGTAATAAAGAGCTGCGCCGAAAATGTGGTCAATGACGCCGTAACGGGTCATTAAGCCTACACGTGGGGCGAAGTCGTTAGGACCAACGGTGCGTTGTACCAATACTGGAATGTATGGGCAGTATACGATACCGGTGTCATAGTATTCAGTACCCTTGTAACCAAGGAGGGCGTACTCAAGAGCAGTAGCGCGTTGACCTACTTGATATTGGGCTTCTGTACGGGTATCACGGTAAACCGTGAAACGACC